CACCTTATTATCCAAGTAAGATGATTCACTCTCCCACTCTGCTTTTCTTGTCGCTGTAATAAAGCACCTTAAATAAAACTCCCCTACATATAACTTGCCTGGAGAGTGATGTGATATATCATAACCCGTAACATCTGCAAACTTGTCGACAGCATCCTCAAAACTTCCCTTCCCGTAATTAATAATGCTAAGAGTCATATCCCTTTCTTCCAAATCTTTTCGAAAGGAAGTAATTATTCCTCCGCCAGAAGAGCTGCCGACATAATCATACCCCCACTCAGTATCAAAAAAATTCCCTGTCTGCAGCAAATACGGTGGTTCAAGAAGGTTCAGTCTTACTCCGGCGCTATTAACATAGTATATATCCTTCATCTGTCAACCACCTTCCTAATAAACCTTGCACATTCTCTTTCCATTGCATAAATTCCCATCCCATCAAGTTCCTTGGCCATTTGTTCTGATGCAGCTTTTCCAAACCTTATGCCTAGTTTATCTATGTCTTCATCCGACAAATATATTTCCCGCTCTTTGTCATGCTCTTTCCATGCAATATTTTCTTTTGCCGCTACAGATGCAATGACATTACCGATTATATTCTTCTGCATGTCTTCAGCAGTAAGTTGAACCCTAATCATTGCATCCGATACATCAAAACTTCTAAGTTTTTCTGATAATTCTTCTATATCAATAGCATTCAGAGTATTTTCTGATAAGGATTCTGCCGCAGATACTGACGCTTTTTCACCGCTTTCAATCCCCTCTGTGAACCCGGCCGAAAACCAACGTCCTACCTTTTTCATTTCTTTTGATGGAGATGCGATTCCAAGTATTGATTTTGCAGCATTATATGCACTCGCGGCTAACTCTGCCGCCTTATTCGCGGCGCTGGATATCCAAGAACCAATCCCGCTTACAAAGCCGGAACCAAAGTTTGAGCCTATACTATTCCCATCTGCGGTATCTGCCCCGGATTCCGCACTGTCTGCAAGGCTTTCTCCTTGTGTCTTTGCTTCCCCCGTCTTACCGCCTACGCCTGATGCATAGCTTGAACCAAATTTCCCGCCTGTGCCTGTAGGGTTTATGCTTCCTGCACCAGATTCAGCGCTGGTTGAAAGCCCTTTCCCTTTTCCAAACAGCACACTAATCATTGAGCCGATGCCACCACCAAATAAAGAACCAAATATCGTACCTTTTCCGGTAGGGTTTACGCTCCCTGCTCCCTGGCTTGCTGCATCTGCGTTGCTCTTTCCGGCAAGCCTTGAATTCTCAGCCTGTTCAGATACTCCAAACCCAAAGAAGGACATAATATTTGAGCCGATTCCCTTTGCTGTTTCCAATAGTCCGCCTTCAGATAGTGAAGATAAAAACTCTGACAGGATTCCTGAGCCTTTTGTTTTCAAGTCTTCTTTTCCCGAGTCCAGCCCCTGGCTTGCTCCTGGCCAGACCTGCTCAAATATCCTGGCTACAGCAGCCGAGGGTGAGTGGACCTCCAAAGCTTCTGCCAATGACTCAAGGAACGCATCTGCCCCTTCCTTTGCCGGGTCTTTTACTTTTTCAAACCCTTCTAATCCCTCAAGCGCTCCGAAGATAGTCTGCGCAAACTTATCTTTTGTATCTTCATCAAGTCCATCGAACTGTTTCAGCATTCCCTCTACAGCACCTTTAGCTTCGCTTGAGAGCTGCCCTTTCATGTCACCTGCTATCAATGCGGCTATTGCTTCTGGCGGAACTTTTCCTAATTCTTCTGCGCTTTGCGGTGCGGCCTTTGCGAATTCTTCTAAAGCCGCAGTAGTGGCCTGCTGCGCTTGGTCAAGCATAGCCTGGGTGAACCCTGGTGTTCCCTCCTCCACTTTTTGACGAATAAGGTTTTCCGTATTAGAAACCTCAACTACCTGCTTCTGTAACTCTTCAGATGTGGCATTACTTGCAGTCTTTATCCCCGCCGTAATCTGCGTAATTGCAGCTTCTACAGCCTCCGCGTTACCGCTGGCGGCGGCCTCTGCAAGTGAGGTATACATGTCAATGTCATTTGCATACTGGGCAAGCAGATCCGTATTTTCCTTGTATGCCTCCTGAGAATCTTTCAAGGCAGCCTTCGCAGAATCCACATCCTCATTCTGCTTCTTGATTTTCTCATCAAGTATTTTTACCAACCTCTTGTTTCCATCAATCACTGCCTGTGCCTTCTGAGTTTTAAGGTTGTCTAACTCCGCCTGTTCGGCATCAATATCTGCCTCCGCCTGCTTCATCGCTGCAAGGTTCGCTGATGCATCCGCGGCCACCTTCATCTGATTTGCGGCTGCCTCTTCGTACTTGGCTTGCTGCGCCGACATTAACGCATCTATTCGCTTCTGTTGTATAAGATTCTGTATCTCAGTCTGTAGTTCCTGATAGTTAGTAATCTGGCTATCAGTCATTGATATCTCAATGCCTAGCGCATTGGATAACTGCGATGTGATAAATGCGGCTCTTTCTTCCTCCCCTTCTTTTACATGACCGTTTGCATCTACAATACTGTTTAATTCGCTGTTCAGACTGGCTAGCCTGTCCAGCTGGGCAATATCACCGGCCGCCTGCTCATTCTGGGTCTGCACCAGTTCCTCATAAGACTGGCGCCGTTCCTGGGCTTTCTTGTGGCTTTCCTCTGCCGCCTTTGCCGAATCTTTCAGTGCTTTTGAATGTTTGATCTCGGCCTCAGTTTGCTTTGTAACTTGAGATTCTATCAGTTTTC